GAAAACAATTTGTAAAACAACCTAAATCTGTTGCTAAGAAAGCAGCAAGATTTAGATAATATAAACTTTAAAACTTAAAATTATGAAAACTGTAAAAAAAATGGGAATGGGCGGAATGTCTGATGGTACAATGATGACAAATTCAATGATGAAAAAAGGTGGTGCTGTAGCTAAGAAACAAGCTGCTACTGCAATAGCTATGAAAGCTGCAGGTAAAAAACCTAAAATGGCTATGGGTGGCGCATTAAAAGATGTACCTGCTGGTAAAAAAGGATTAGCTAAACTACCTACAGAGGTAAGAAACAAAATGGGTTACAAAAAGTACGGTGGTGCTACCTCTCCTAAAATGAAAATGGGTGGAGCTATGAAAGGTAAAAAATGCTAATCTTCCTAGTAAAGCAGTAAAATAATATGAGAGAAATTGATTTGATCAAATTAGGGTTTGAACGTGTTGATGAAACACCTGAGTCAAGTGGATCTGATGAGCCATGGTACTATTATGCTAAAGACATAGGTCAAATTGATTTCTTATCTTGTGATAGTGATTCAGATGAAGCTAAGAAGGGTAAGTGGACCGTTGATGTTTTAGACGGAAGTGTTGTTTTCAATAAAGCGTCAGAACTGAAAACCGTAATTGCTTTATTAGAAAAGAATAAAATTATTTAAAATAAACCCATAAACTTTTTTTATTTAAACTAATATCATATATTTGTGGTATATTGTTTAACTTAAAAAAATTAAAAATGGCAAAAAACAAAACCAACAATCCTTTAGATGAAAAGGAACCTACCTTAACTAAAGAAGAATTGAATGCGCGTAGAGAAGAAATAAGTGCATTTTACAAAGACAACATTCCTCATTTAGAAGTACAAGCAGAATATGAAATGCTTTTGGCTACTATTGAGAAATCAAGAGCTGAAAGACTTCAAGCACAGATGTACATGGCTCAAGCCTATGCTTCTCAAAAAGAAGGTGGTCAAGTACCTGTTGATTCAGAAGAAGCAAAAGCTTTTAAACAAGCAATGGAAAATGCTGCATCTCAAATAGACTAAACTATGAAGATGTTAAAGAGAGGGGATTCTGGACCAGATGTCCAGACCCTTCAATCCAAACTCCTATTAAAACAGGATTCACAATTTGGACCAGTAACAGAAAAAGCTGTAATTAGATTTCAACTATCTAATAATCTGCCAGTTACAGGAATAGTAGATTCAGATATGTGGACATTGTTATTTAACAAAGTACCTACAATCCAAGAAGCTATTGATGAAGACTCAGATATATCTCAACAGCTATTTAAAACTAATTATGATCAGATAATTCATAAATATTATCTGTCACCAAAAGAATATATTAAAGGTCCAATTAAAAATGAATATATATTCTTACATCATACTGCCGGAAATAACAATCCTTTTGCTTGTGTTGATATGTGGAATAAAGATGATAGAGGAGCTATTGGAACTGAATTTGTTTTAGGTGGTAAAAATTGTCATAATGGTGATGCAAAATATGATGGTAGAATGCTTCAAGCTTTTCCAACGGGAAGTCAAGGATGGCATTTAGGTTTAACTAAATCAGGTTGGATGAATAGACACTCTGTAGGTTTAGAAATTTGTTGTATGGGACAACTTACTAAAAATTATAAAACCTATGTAGGAACAACGGCTCACCCAGATGAAATAACTACATTAAAAGAATCTTTTAGAGGATTTTTGCATTGGCATTCTTATTCAGAAAAACAAATTAAAGAAACTGAAAAGTGGATTAAGTATGTTGGTGAAAGAGATGGTATTGATATTAGAATAGGTTTAAAACAATTGATACAAAAATATGGTGCAACTAAAGGATTTGATTATCATGAAGATGCAGCAAGTGGTAAAATTAAAGGATTATTAACACATACCAATGTAAGAAAGGATAAGCTTGATTGCTATCCTCATCCTGATTTAGTTGATATGATAATGAGTTTAAAATAATGGCTATAGTAAACAAAGTAGATTTAAAATTACAAGTAGGTATTGATGAAACCATTAAGTATCAGATACTTACATATTGTTTTTTTGAAAATATTTTAATTAGTAATTCAGATCTTAAATGTTTAATGGAATTATCCAAACAACCAAAAGTTGAATTAACTAAATTTTGTATATTTTTGACTGAACAAGAAGTGTTTAAAAGTCCGCAATCAGCTAGAAATGCTTTAGCAAAAGCAGAAAAGAAAAAGTTAATTGTTAAAAATGGTGTAAATAAAAAAACTATTTCAATCAATAAAACTATTAATGTTCAAAATAATGGTTTGGTATTATTGGATTATAAAATATTAGGCCGTGAATCCCAAGAAGCATAAAGATTTTAAAGAGGGTATAGCTGAAGAAGTGGGTGTACATCCTCAAGTAGTAGATGATTTTATATCTTTTTATTATAGTAAACTTAGAAAAAAGTTATCAACACTAGAATATCCAAGAATAAATGTAGATGGACTAGGGACTTTTTATTTAAGAAAAACTAAATTAGAAAACTCAATTAAAAAGAATAAAAGTACATTGGGTAACTTAGCTAAAAGAACGTACAATGGTTATGCTCAAAGTGAAAGTATACAGAATAATATTGAACAGATGTCTAAAGCATTAGAACAAATGGAAGCTGACATACTGAGTAAGAAAGAGTTTAAATCAAAATAAATTTTACAATATGGAAGGAAAATGGAAAAAATATTTAACAGCATTTAAAAATGCTGATCAAATAGTAGAAGGCATTAAGAATAACATATTTAAGAAAGAGCACATTGAAGCTGTTGCTACAGATAGATTTCAAATATGTATTAAATGTTCTTTGTTTGATGCTGCTGGAGATCATTGTTTAGCTCCAGGAACACAACCTTGTTGTTCAGATTGCGGATGCAGTCTTGCATTTAAGGTAAGATCATTATCAACATCCTGCCCTAAAGGCTTTTGGGATTCATTAATGACTGAAGAATTAGAAGAGAAAGTAAATCAACAAATTAAAAATTAACATTATGACAGTATCACAAATAGTAAGAGATCTTTTAGAACATAATATGATTACTATGGAAGCAGCAACAGTTCTATTAAATGCAGAAATTAAAGCTGATATGTTAGATAAAAAAAATACTAATCAAGTATTTCAACCTTATCATGGAGTACCAAATGGTGCTACAACAAATCCTTATTATATTTCTACAACTACTAATGATGTAATTGTTGGAACTAGTACTTCAGGATTAAGTGCTGGAGCAAATGAACTTTTAAAAGCAAAGTAATGGCTATTATATTTAAAGAAGATGGACATACTTATGAAAGTATAGAAGAAGATAACATTGAATGGATAAGTGTTACATCACTTGTTGGTAAGTTTAAACCTAAATTTGATAAAGAAAGTCAAGCAAAAAAATCTGCAAAGAATAAAAATTCTAAGTGGTATGGTATGACTGCAGAACAAATATTACAAGCTTGGGATAATGAGACTGAAAGAGCAATTAACCTTGGTAACTTTTATCATAATCAAAGAGAATCTGACATGCTTGATTTTAAAACAATTGAGCGTAATGGAACTGAAGTACCAATTATTAAACCTCTTATAAATGAGAATGGTATAAAATTAGCACCAAATCAAAAGTTAACTGATGGTGTATATCCAGAGCATTTAGTTTATTTAAAATCTGTTGGACTTTGCGGTCAAGCAGATGTTGTAGAAGTTGTTGATGGTTATATTAATATCAATGATTATAAGACTAATAAAGAAATTAAAGAAAAAGGATATACTAATTGGGAAGGTATTACAAGTAAAATGTTTAAACCTATCAATCATTTGGATGATTGTAATTTAAACCATTATTCACTACAGCTCAGTATTTATGCGTATATTATTAAGAAGCACAATCCTTCTTTAAAGATTGGTAAACTTACAATTCAACATGTTAAGTTTAAACAGATTGGTGAAGATGAAAATGGATATCCAATAAATGAACATTATAATGGAGAACCTATTCTAGATGAAATCAAGATGTATGAAGTTCCTTATTTAAAGGATGAAGTTAATTCATTAATAATGTGGTTAAAAGATAATACGTAAAATTATGGCAAGTATAACAATTACACAAGTACAATTACAAATAGGGGTTACAGCTGGTGTTCCATCATCTCAATATTGGACTCCAGATAGTGAATCAGAAATGAGTATAAATCCAGATAATATTATTGGAGTAGGCTATGTTTTTGATGTTTATCAAAAAACTTACATAGCAGGCATAATACAAATCTATTTATTTGGAGTAGCTTTACCAATTTATAGTTCAGATTCTTATACATCAGTAGTTGCATATATGAATCCAACACAACCTTAATTATGTTAGTAAGACTATTTGACATCCAGAACAGTAAAGTAATTCCATCAGAACATTGCTATGCTTTACCTTTTTTAAAGGCTATTATGGAAACTTATCCTGATAGTTATTTAAAAATTTATCAATATATATTTTACATGAGTTGTCCTGATCCAGATCTGAATCCATTTTTCAATATACCTGAACATGAAAAAGAGGATATCATTATTGAAGAAGTTCAATTAGAAGATTCACCAGAGGATCCTAAAATAAGATATGCATTAGATATGTGTTATAAGTTATATGAAACACCTACCTTTAGAGCTTACAAAGGTATTAAGTCAATGCTTGATAGATTAGCTAAATACATGGAAGTAACTGCTATTGAACACGGTAGGGATGGTAATATAAACTCTATGGTAAATGTTGCAGCAAAATTTGAGCAAATTAGACAATCATATAAAGGGGCTCTTATTGATATGAAACAAGAACAAGAAAGTTCTGTACGTGGTGGAGCCGGATTAGCTTATGACCAATTATAATAAACCATTAAATCAAAAAATATGATACAACAAGTAATTCCAATAGGAAAAAAATTATTGATTAAGCAAAAAAAAGCTGAAACATTTTATAAGAATACAAACATCATCATACCTGAAGCAGCACAAAAAACAGAAAATAAAGGTACTGTTGTTGCTATAGGTGAAGGTATTACGGAAATTAAAATTGGAGATGAAGTGCAATACAGTGAGCATTGTTTACCAACAAAAATGATGCATGATGATGAAGAACATTTACTGATCCATGAAGGTGATGTATATGCTAAATTTAAGTATGTATAAATCTATACCAACATATAAAGATAATTCTTGGACAACTACAGAATTTGAAACTAGACAAGATTTTATAGATTATGTTTTAAGTATATTTAGTGTTCCTGGTCATTATGAGTTTAATAAACTTTCTTTCAAGTTTAATGAACAAGCTCAAATATTTAATGACCAGGGATTCTATTGCAATAAACCATTTAGATCTAAAGATTTTAATGAATACTGGGAAGATCAAAAAAACAAATGTAGACAAGGAGTTATTTACAATGATGGTGATAAAAGCTGGTACTTAACTAGAGATTATTACATGTGGTTAAACTTTCTTCCAATCTTTGACAAAGAAGAAAAGAAGTATGGTTTTGCTAAAGTACGTGATGCTCAGTATCATATGGCATTATATGAAATACTTGCAGAACTACATTATAAACATTCAGCTATATTAAAGAAACGTCAAATTGCATCTTCTTATTTTCATATGGGTAAGATTATAAATACCTATTGGTTTGAAGAAGGAAGTATTTGTAAGATTGGTGCATCACTTAAAGATTATATAAATGATAAAGGTTCATGGAAATTTTTAGAAGAATATAAAACATTTTTAAATGAACATACTGCTTGGTATAGACCAAGTAATCCTGAAAAAGTTTTACTGTGGCAACAACAGATTGAAGTTAAAATTGGTAATAGAAAAACAGCAAGAGGATTAAAATCAAAAATACAAGGAGCTTCATTTGAAAAAAATGCAACTACTGGAGTAGGGGGACCATGTACTTACTTCTTTCATGAAGAAGCTGGGATTGCTTCAAAGATGTCTGAGACATATGAATACTTGCGTCCTGCAATGTCTTCTGGTATGATTACTACAGGTATGTTTATTGCTGCCGGATCAGTGGGAGATTTAGAACAATGTAATCCTTT